TTTCATCATCTTTGATTCGAGTGATGTCCTCGTCATCTGGAAAACGTTTTAGGTATTCCTCATATGTATGTGCAGCATGCCACTCTACTTTTTCATTTAGATCATAAGCAGATATAGGAAATAACCCATAATAAACCACCATAATCCAATAGTAGATAAGGACGAGGTGTCGGGCGAAAGCACGATCAATCCAATAATCATTGCCACCCCGACTTTCCATATATTCAAGATGTTCTGTTTCGTTAAGTGTTTGACCAAAATGCTCCTCCATTAGATAAATGTGTTCTGGTCCTCGTAACCCCATTGATTCTCTGAAATGTAAGACACTCAAAAAAGCAAAATAGGGTGCCCGAGCTATCTCCTCAAGCACCCAAAATCTTTGGAAGTCTCTATCTTTATACAAAAAATCAATAATGGCAACAGTTGTGTTTAATATTATTGTGTTTAGATCTGTCATTTATTAGATACGTTTTCTCTTTCTCCTAACCGTTAAAATGGATACAATTGCAGCAATAGCAAATGCTGTTGATCCAAGAGAAATAAGAAGTGTCGGGTCATACAGTACGTCTGGTTGGGGTTCCCATGTGCCAGGTAAAGTATAAACGGACGGGTGTGATGCAAAAAACATCGTTCTCCTTTTAAAGTCTACACTATATTATAGTTGATAGATTTTAAAGTTGCATGCTTGTTACGTTTTCTTAACAGAGAAATCCATGGCAAATCTTTTATGATCACAGATTATATCCTCTGCTGCATGCGGAGTTCTTGGATCGAAAATACAAAAATCGGTAGGGTTTAATTTATGTATGACACCACCATGCATAAATCCACCACCCATCGTGTTCGGATCCCAATCACTATTCAAGATACCCATAATTTTGATGGTATCCTGTCTATTAGCGTCATCTACATGTACGTTATCTTTTCTATGCTTATCTTTTATTGCCACACCTGCATAAAATATCTCAGGTATGAATAGTTCTCTATTACTTGCTTCCCATACTTGCAACAAAACAGAAGATGCAAGACCTGCTAGGAAAGCATCTTTGATCTTACCATCTTCTACAATGTCTAATTTTGCATGCTTCTTATCGAACGCTGCTCCCATAGGGAACTTCCAATGCCATGCTTCTCGTCTTGCTGCTGTTTCAAATATAAAATCTAATACAGATTGATGACATACATTACGAACTATTTTTACCATATTCATCAATTAAGGTGCGACGATACTCCCATGTTTGACCACTAGTGGATCCTTTACATGGATTTATACAAGTCTCATTACCATAAGAATTACATACTAGTCCTGCAAGATCATGAGGACAACCCTCCTTTCCTGTAGACCAATATAACTGTTCCCCGATCCATGTAGCACTACACTTAGGACAGACTTTCATTTAATTGTACAGACTTACAGTCTATTATATATCAACAATTCCAAGCACGCAAGCTTTTATTAATTCTTGAATCAGGATCTGATGCAGTTTTCTTAGAAGTTAACTTTGCTTTCATTCCTTTCATTCTAGCGCAGAAGGATGCCCTGCGGGGGTTTCCAACTTTTTTGCTAGGTGCTTTAAGGTCAGATCCAGGATTTTCGCGTTCGTAACTTTTTCTGCCTTTTTCGTTAAGTCCGCCTGACTGGTTTTTTCCTGCTTTCCTTGTCCATGCTGCTGCTTTTTCTCTGACATACTCCAAGTCTTCCTTTTTTACACAGCGGTTGTACGTTTTGCCGAATAATTTTTGGGTTCCCTTTTTCTCATAACCAGGCCAGCACTTTTTCGCTTCACTAACTCCTTTGGTTTTTACACCACGCTTTTCTTTATGTGCTTTGTGTCTTGCATCCATTGCTACAAGTCTTTCAGCAGGGTCAGCAGCATTGCCACCTGTGCCTGTTGCTCTCATGTTTCTGATAGATGCTTTACCATAGTTAGAACGACCACGTTCCTGACTTAACCTTTGATTGTCACTATCCTTTTGTCTCTCATTAAGAGTTTCTTCATGAGTAAACTTCATACCCTTAGTCGCTTTGTCCTTAAGTGCTTGACGCTTCTTAGGATCCATGTTCTTTTCATAGTCTGCTAACCTCTTAGCATAACTAGGGTTATCCATTTTCTTGATAAGTGCTCTATCTTTCTTATCAGGTCCTGTGTATGGTCTATCAATCTCTTCATTCTTAGGACGACAGTCGTTTACCAACTTACCACCCTTCATTTTCATACCAACTTTTTTATGTGTCTTCCAACATTCTGATTGAAAATCTTGGAATCCCTTTACCTTCATATCAAATTCTTCTTTCTTACTTTTGTTCCCCCAATTTTTTGCACCAACTTTTCGGCATTTGACAAGTGCACCGCTTGCATAAGCACTTGGCCAAACTGAATAGCGAGATTTTACCTTATGGTAACATGCGTCTTTTTCGCCTTCGTGTATTTGTGTAGATTCTGTTTTCACGTTGATTGCTTTTCCTTTTCTGTTTGGATTAGGATCTTGCTTGTTTTTGCGACGAAAGGCAGCATCTTCCTCTTTTTTATTTAGGTTTCTTTTCATCTTACTGGAACCGCACTTGGGTTTGGTGGTTTGTCCAGGTTGTTTGGCACAGGGTTTACCTGCGTATTTACCACCGAGTTGAACCCAACCAGGCTTCCCATCAGAAGACTTACTCTTAGAAAACCAGTCGTGCAAAGAACTATCACCACTTTTGTTCTTTTCGATAATTTCATTAGTTGCCATAGTGCATTGCGGGTTTGTTAGTTTTACCTAGTTTACCTTTTCTGACCTTTGTGCCAGAAGTTTCACCCATACCAGATGGGTTTTTGCCTGGTTTTGCTTTACCTAAAGTCATAGACTTAGATGGTTTCTTAGACTCAGTATCATGTAGTCTAGCAGGTTTACCTGCCTTCTTAGTGATAACTGATTCTTGACCATGCTTACGTCCTAGACGACGCATAACTTTACCGAAACGTCTCTTTGACATTCCTTTTGCAGGAGTCGTTTGGTATGACACCTCACGTCCTGTTCCTTCACCTGAGGAATATTTATACTCCCCTACACCTTTTTTATAACCTATACCTTTCTTTTTAAGATCTTTTTCAAGTCCTTTACGTTTTTCTCGATTTGATTTTTCATCCGTGCCTCTGTCAGCAGAAATGTTTCCAGTAGTCTTTGACTTTGCTTTTGATAGCATCCTTGTAGTAGGATTACCTTCAACTAGTTTGATGAAATCTTGATAGTACATAACTTTCAATTGTTCTTTTTGTGCTAACTTATTAGCAGTAGCGTACATAACTTCTTTATCTCGATCTCCATAGAGTTTTTTAAAGCGATGACGATTTTTCTTCATCCCTTTAATTATTCTCTCTGCCTCTTGATTAACAGCGGGCATCTTAACCACCAACGACTTGAATTTCTTCTATGATTACTGCACTTGTTACTGCTGCAATCTTTATGCATCTTTTAACAATTGCTTGAGGACCTGAAAAGGCAAAAGTGTAATCTGCTGATGCACTTGATGAATCAATATCAGTGCTGATTTTGTTTCCCACAACAGCAGTAATCTTTTTACCTGCAGTTCCTGCAGAAAGGAAGTTACTATCAATAGCGGGTGATGTGCTATTATCTTCAACTGCAATAAAATCACCAGTTGAGAATGGATGTGCGTCACCTGTTGCATGTATATGGTGACCTAGGATATAATCAGCAGTAGAATCATCAACTGCTTTAACAATCTTTGCTTGACCAGGTTTACCACCTTTAAGAAGAATAAATTCATTCTGAACAAGTGTGATTGCAGGACCACCATTGAGTGATACAGTCGCTGCACCTGCAGTAGATCCAACTCTGTAATATCCTGTTTGGATAACTTGATATTCAGTTGCACCTGCTGCAACTGTATTAGTGCTTAGTACGTTTAGAACTGACATGTCGTGTCTTGTTATTTCGTGTCCTTTTTATTTATCTCTTTTTGCTGCTTTAACATTTTCTGTAACTCTGCAGTGCTACCAACAAACATAGTATTGTTTACTGTAGAGGGTGCGTTCTTTTTATCCTCAGCATCTAACTCTTTCATCTTCTTCTGAAGATCAATTAGTTTATCAGCAGTATCTGCTACATTCTTAATCGTTGTTGCAGCAACTTCATACGCACGAGGATGATCTGATGCTTGTGCTACTTCTAGTATACCATCTACTGCTTCTTGTCCTTTCATCACTAAACTATGCAATGCAGCACGAGATATCTCATAGTCTTGTTTGACATCTTGAGTCTCTGTTTTCTTTAGTGTTGGTTTTACTTTCTCAACATGCTTTTGAAGTTCAGATGGTTCTGTTCCAAAAGCATCATTGAGACCATCGAAAGGATTTGCCATTACGTTATAGTCTCGTCAGCACCACTTGTAGGATTACGTTTCTTATCATCGGTAAAGACTGCAGTGGTCTCTCCGAATCCGAAATCATCATCAGCGTCTGCTGAGAGAGGATTAGGAACAACAGTATACCTTACTTCTCTTGGTGCAGATGTAGTATTGGTATCTGTATAGTAATCTGTAATTGCCTTCTTGATAACTTTTGGTTCTGATACAGGACCGTATAGATAAGTTTTTGCAGTAAATTGTAAAGTATAAATGATTGCTCTTCTTGTAGTAAAGTTACCCTCATAGTCATCTTCATATTCAACGTCATTGAGGACTACAGGGATATCTCTGATCTCACTCATCTCAGGCAATAGTTTTACTGCCATGTTAAAATGAGGTTGGAATATTGGTAGAATCTGTTCTAAGATTTGTAAACCATCTTCTTGGTTTTTAGAGATGATTGATAGTTCAAAACTAAGATTGTAAGGAACAGGCATAAACACGTTCTTGTTCGTTGTAGAACTGCTTGCCATCTTAATTTTTTGTGTAGGTGCAAGTTTTCTTGCATTGTCATATGCTACACCATTAATCTCAAAAGAGATTCTAGGTAAAGTAAGTTGAACTCTTTTATTAGTAGGATCTGGAACTTGATCTAACCTTGCTAAGAATTTTTGTTTAGGACCGTACGCCAAAGGTACTTTCATAACTTCATCGTTACGACGTAATTCAATGTTATTGAATAACGTTCCGAAAGCAACGATAGTCTTCCTAAAAATTTCGTGATATGAATATGTGCCTAACATTAGATTGTAGTATCAGTTGTAGATCCAATTGAGCCGAATGGATTGGTTTCGGTAAAGTCAATAATATCGTTATCTAAAGTTTCAAAATCAGCATTCTGATCTATAGAATTAGCGGTATTAACATTATTTAGTGTATTATATGATGCAGAAGTCCAAGCAGCACTTGAGGTCTGTCCTGTAACCGTCTCAGGTATCGTAAAGACACCTGAACGATTAAAGACCTGTAACTGTCTAGTTGTGGAATCCCATGCTTTAACTTCAGCAGTCACGTTAGATGTGCCTCCTGCAACAATTTCACCAACTGTGAAATCACCAGAACCTCCAGTAGCAAAGTTAACTGTAATAGCATTAGCAAAGGCAGCTTCGATTGCATCGATCTCTGCGATACCTGTGTCGAGATCTTCGTCGCTGTATTCAAAGAGTTCACACTGACATTCCCAAACATATCCTTTTCCTAATTGATAAAATGGTTTTTCTGCTTCAACAAATTGTATTTCAAATAAATGTTTTGTTGTTGGAAAATATATTAAGTCCCCTTCGTTTGGTCTCCCTTCGACGTTAAGCGTGACACTATCGTCCACATGCTCTTTAAATTTCTCACGGGAGAATATAAAAGTTGTCTTGTCTTCGATACGGACTCCAAATTTGCTAAGTAACTCACCTTGTCCTTCCCATCCTTCAGCATTATTGACATATGCTCTAATCGGTTTCGCAGTATCGAATTGCGAATCCGAGTCCTCTCCAAAGACCGTATCTTTGTTGACAATCGTTCTCGGAACGTAGTAAATATCTTGCCCATAAATTTCAATGCTTTCAACTACTAGATTTTCAATAAATTTTTGTTCCTGTGCAGAACCGTTTGCTTTGAAGCGTCCTGCATTAGAATAATCCGATTGAACATAATCTTGTGCAGGAGAGTTGCGAAATACCATTAGAGATTACCCCACTAAGTCTAAAGGAGGAAGTTCATATGTATCACGAATTTTGTCTTCAAGGTCTTGCTTGAATTGACTTGCGTCCTCAAGAATTTGACGACCATTAAGTGTGACGCCACCCAACATTTGAATGCCATCATACTTACTTAGGTTTCTTCCCCATTGTTGTTGAAATAATGCTTCAACATAATCTTTTAACCAGTTATCATTATACATCGCTGTATAAGTTTCTGGATCTTGACGTACGAGAACTTCGACTAAAATTTTGTCTCCTGTTCCTAATGAATCCCAATCCATATCGAGATACAATCTACCTTGTTTCTCGTTATATCTTACTCTTCTACTTCTACTAGAGTTTGTTACAAAATCAAGTGTCTCAAGATATTGAGATGTCATGAAGTAATGAAGAATATGACCATGGGTCATAGCGTATATATCATTTAAAAATATTTGATACTTAATATTGAACATGTTACCAGGCACAATACTAGAGGCACCAATCTGTGTATATACCTGATTGACTCCTAAGATGCCAGGTGGTAATGAGACATAGTTATTGTTCTCATACCAATTGGTAGATCCTTGTTGAGTTGAACTTTTTGCTGCTGTTTTAATAGCATCTGTAACTTCAATAAACATGAAGGATTTATAACTACCTTCATAGTGAAACTCTTGATAGAAATCAATCGCTTCTTCTATCAAATCATCTAATTGCTCAGTAGCAACGTTGATGTCTATAGTAGGGAATCCTAAACGACGGAGAGCATAGTCTCGTAGTTCAGTTTTATTTGCGGGTCTAGTGGCAGACATAACTTATTAACTGAATGAGGAGATAGTAAGTGTAGTAACATCATTAGCACTGACGACTTCTCCTTTCTTGAAGAATCCGTCAACGGTATTGACAGTGATCTGGTTAGTTCCCAGAGCAGTGATAACACCTGTGGTGCCAGAAGTAGCACCAGTAACTGTTGCTCCAACTTCCATTGTTGTGATGTCAGTCAGAGTTAGAGTTGCATTTGTTGCAACGGTAGCGACATTAACTGTTGCACCGTTTCCATGAATCGCAGATACTGGAACTGTAGCAGTGCTACCATGGATTGCTGTTACATCGAATGTAAGAGCAGCACCACCGCCACCACCAAGTTGAGCATCAGCAACTGTGACAGTTTCATTGGCGATAAATCCACTACCATCATCTGTTACGGTGATAGAAGCAGCACCATTTGAATCAACAACAATAGTGAATGTTGCGTTGGCACCAGATGCTTGAGTTCCATAATCAGATGTGCCTAGAGTATAAGTTCCTGCAGTTCTTGATGCATCAGCAGCACCAATGTTTCCTACTGTTGCGATACCAGATGCGTTAGCATTAGTAATTGTCAAGACTTCAGATGCAGCGTAACCAGATCCATCATCGTTGATTGCAACACCAGTGATACCACCACTAGCATTGACAGAAGTGATATTTAATGTTGCTCCAGATCCAGATGCGGACGCTGATGTTGCAATGGCAGTTCCTGTTGAATATCCAGATCCTGCAGCACTAATAGATCCAAGAGTCTTAACTCCAGTAGCATTAGCATTAGCAATAGTTATAGTATTACCCGCAGCGAATCCTGTTCCACCGTTATTAACTGTTACGTTAGTGATAGCACCTGCAGATGCAGTAATGTCAACAGTCGCAGAAGAACCGTCACCCCCAGTGACTGCAACTCCAGTAGCAGATGAATAACCTGTTCCACCTGATAATGTTGCTAAGTTCAATGTAAGAATCTTACCTGCGTTGGGGTTAGTCACTGTGACAGTATCAGTAATTAGATATCCAGAACCACCTGCATTGACTACAGCAGCAGTGATAGCACCATCAACAACAGTTGTGTTGACAGTTAGTCCAGATCCTGTTGCAGATCCAGATGTAGCAACTGCAGTTCCTGCAGTAAATCCACCGCCACCACCAACACTAACACCAGTGGTAACAACTGCGCCAGGTGTAGGATCACCAGACAAGTTAAGATTTAGAGTGGTGCTAGTTGCAAGGTTGTTGAGCATTCCTCTAAGTTGCTCAAAGGCATTATCAAGTTTTGCTTGAACTCTTGCTTCTGTATAGTATTGATTAGTTCCTTCAGAAAGATCGGAAGTAGACTTAGAAGAAAGATCGAGGTTTGAACCAGTTGCAGCAGCAACTTTCAAGTCTGCTCTAGCATCAGCACGAGTGTTTGTAAAGTAAAGGTTAGATCCTTCTGTAATGTTGCCAGTATTAAACTCACTAAAGTCAACTGCTAAAGTTAGAGTTCCTGCAGCGTCGTCATATGTCTTGCTTACACCAGTTCCTGCAACAGTTAGAGCATTGACTCTATCATCAACACGTTCGTTAGTAAGGAATAGGTTTGTAGAACCTTCAGTAATATTATCAGTGTTAATATCAGACTGAGTAACAGAAAGTCCACCACTACCAGACAACTCGATACCTGTTCCGTAAGTAAAGTGTGTCCTTGTTCGTGCAGCAGTGGTGAACAGATTAGTTGATCCTTCAGTTACGTTGTCAGTATTAATATCAGACTGAGTGACTGATAAAGTTCCAGAACTATGTGTGATACCAGTTCCATATGTGAAATGAGTTCTAGTTCTAGCAGCAGTTGTGAATAGATTTGTTGATCCCTCTGTTACATTATCAGTATTGATATCTGCCTGAGTTACAGTAAGTGTATATGTATTTGCAGCATCATCGTAAACCTTAGTAATACCAGTTCCTGCAGTAATAAGAGCATTGACTCTATCGTCAACTCTTTCGTTAGTGAAGTAAAGGTTAGATCCTTCAGCAAGATCACCAGTATCATGATTGGAAATATCAGATACCTGACCAGTAACATTACCAGTTACATTACCTGTGACATTACCAGTTAAGGCAGCAGTAATAGTTCCTGCAGCAAAGTTACCAGATCCGTCTCTTAGGACGAGGTTGTTTGCAGAATTAGAAGATGCACTAGCAACGTTAATTGTAGTATTACCAGAAACGCCATCAGCGTTAGTAAGAGTGATTCCAGACGATGCGGTGACTTGGAGAGTTCTTTGGGCATAAGTGTTAGCAGCAGTTCGTACGACATAACCAGTTCCACTCATCGCTGCTAGAGCAGTGATGTCTGCATCAACATAAGTTGTTGTAAGTGTTTCATTTTCACTTCCATCGATGACTACAGAACCAGATACAACACCGCTAATGGTGAGTGTTCTAGCAGTCTTCCATGCGTCAGCAGTGGATGCGTTTCCTAAGAAACCTGCACCAGATCCTGCAGCACTAGCAGCAGTGATTTGATTGGCAGCAAAATCACCAGATGAATCACGAAGAACAACTGTGGATGCAGTTGCAGCAGTTGCGGTTGTAGCACCATCTAGTAAGTCTGCGTTAAGATTATTAATCTTATCTGTTGTTGGGATAACAAGAGCAGGACCTGAAGATACTTGTGAAATAATCTGACCATCTACAGTCAGTGTGCCATCAATGTTTGCATTAGCATCAACATCAAGAGATGTGCCCGCACCAGTAAGATTTAAACTACCTGCTCTTAGAGCACCATCTGTTCCTGAGAGAACTTCAGAAGTATTTGTTGCACTTGTTAAGAATTGGAATTGGGAGGATGATCTATCAAAACCGAAGAAACCGATTTTAGCAGAACCATCATAATAACGAAATTCAACACCGCGATCCTTTCCATCATTAGACGAGGGTGCTGTATCACCACCAACAGTAATAACAGGGTCATCGATTGTTGTGACCGTAGAATTGACAGTAGTTGTTGTTCCATTGACTGTAAGATTTCCTGTGACTGTGAGGTCAGATGATGCAGTTACGTCACCTGCAACATCTAATGTTCCTTGAATATCAGTGTTACCATTATCGGTATCGACTGTAAACTTGTTCGCTGCAGAAGCATTCTGCACCTTGAACATCTTATTATCTGCAGTGATAGTAACATCATCATGAGTTACTAAAGCACCAGATATATCAGCACTATTATTAAGATCAAGAGCACCAGTAAGTTCAGTGCCTCCATATACTCTTAGACCTTCACCAACAGCGAGGTTCTTACCGATACCTGCACCACCAGTTAGACGGAATGCACCATCAGCAGAGTAAGATCCAGTCAGAGTTTGCTGAGTGTTTCTAGTAATTGTAGTGACATTAGAAACACCTAATGTATTATTAATTTGAGTTGCATCACCAACTGTTACAGTTCCGATGATGTTTGTATTACCATTATCAGTATCTACAGTAAATTTATCAACACCAGAACCATTTTGAATAGCGAATTCTTTATTAGCATCATTAATTAATAAACCAGATGAAATTGTAACTGCTTCGTCTACGGTCAGTGTTCCATCAATAACTGTATTACCAGTTGCAACAGCGACGGTAAATTTATTTGTTCCAACATCAAAGTTTCCATCAATACCAGTGGCACCAGTGACATCTAGAGTTCCCGCTATTGCTGTATTACCAGTAGCATTAGCAACTGTAAACTTATCTGTTGTTCCGTTTCTAACTGCAAATGCTGCATCAACATCTACAGTTCCGTTGAATTCTGAATTACCAGTTACTGTTAACTGTGCACCAAGTGTTGTATTACTATCAACATTAAGAGTGCTATTTAATTCGGTGTGACCATCAGCAGTCAGCGTACCTTCAATATTAGTATTACCTGAGGAGGCAGTAACAAAGAATTTATCAGTAGTTCCTGATCTAACTGCAAAGTCACCGTCTTGATCAAAAGTTCCGTTAAAGTTTACATTATCATTAACAGTCAGTGTACCTTCAATAGTTGTATTACCAGTTGCACCAATAACACTGAATTTTTCTGTATCATTACTATTCAACTTACCAACTGAGAACCTCTCTCCCGACCCTGTAGCACCAACATACAGAGATTTCATGATACCTGCACCACCGTGTGCTTTTATCGTGGAGAAGTTATGAGATGCATAAGTTGGAGATGCCTGATAAGTGTCACCAAAACGACCTCTATATCTTACTCTCAACCAGTTCAATCTAGATTCAGTCTCTGTTGCACTATCCTTAACTTCGATAGGACCATTAACATGTAATGTGCCATCAATCAGACCAGATCCTGCCACATAGAAACCACCATCAAGTCTAAATGCACCATAATCATTTGATTGAATCTCCCAAGCACCAGTGGTTCCATTCTTAGCAGTAGTAATATCATTAGTGCTTTCAAAACGAACGTCACCTGCGACATTCAAAGTGCTGTTTGCATCGATAGCACCAGTATTTGTTAAGATACCACCAACTTCAATATTACCTGTAGTGGTATGAAGTTGTATTTTAGTTGTGCCACTACCATTATTCAATGATAATGTCTTAGAAGCACCTTGGAATACAATATTATCATCAAATCTAGATGTGCTATTAGCACGGAATGTGCCATCTACATCTAATAATCCACCAATATTAACATCATCTCCAATACCA